ACTCTTAATTATCAATTCATGTATAAACAATTAGAAAGTGCTGTTGAGGAAATTATTATTCAGTACCCTAATGACCCAATCGTGAATGAGTTAAAACAAAAGTTGGTTAATAACTTAAAACCAATATTGGAAGTCATACAAAACAATCCTAATCAAGACTTTAATCAATAAGTTCTACACCTGTAGCCCTAACGGGCTACAGGTCACTTTACCTTCACCACCATCTTATCCACCTTCACCACCTAGATAGAGGTACCAAATCTAGTTCGGGCATATAAACTAAACACAACATTTAGTCGCCACGCACAAGGTTAAGTTGTATTGACAAATGCTGGCTAAAAACTCTGTTTCATAGATGTAGTGACTATATTTTTAATATGAGATATATTAAAAAGGGGACTCAATGCAAAAAGAATTACTAACAAATGAACAGCTTAGATTAGCAGTAGAGAAGACTTGGATCGAACATATAAAGTTGTGCCAAGATAATTTTTTATATTTTGTAAAAGAAGTATGGCCAGATTTTATATGTAGATTGGATCCTAATCCTAAAAGGTGGGGGCACCATCAACATATAGCATCTGAGTTTACAAAAATTTCTAAAAGAAAAAAAGGAAGGCTCATTATCAATATGCCCCCTAGGCATACTAAATCAGAATTTGCATCTTTCTTGTTTCCTGCTTGGATGATAGGGAAGTATCCTCATTTGAAAATTATGCAGGTTTCACACAACGCAGAATTATCATCAAGGTTCGGTTCTAAGGTTCGTAACCTGATGGAGCAGAAGGAGTATAAAAATATATTTGGAGATGTTAAACTGCGAGAAGATAGTAAGGCAAAAGGCCGATGGGAGACCAATCATGGTGGGGAATACTTTGCAGCGGGTGTTGGCGGTTCTATCACAGGACGAGGGGCGGACTTACTTATTATTGATGACCCACACACTGAACAAGACGCTATGTCTGAATCAGCTATGGAACGAGCATATGATTGGTATGTATCAGGACCAAGACAACGTTTACAACCTGGTGGCTCGATAGTCGTGGTTATGACGAGATGGGCAGAGGACGATCTGACAGGAAGATTAATTAAGGCTCAAAAAGAACCGAAAGCTGATAAGTGGAATGTGATTTCATTTCCTGCGATCCTCGACTCAGGGAACCCAGTATGGCCTGAGTATTGGGAACTAGAGGAATTAGAAAAAGTTAAAGCATCATTACCCATACGAAACTGGTCTGCTCAATACATGCAGAATCCTACATCAGAGGAAGGAGCTATTCTTAAAAGAGAATGGTGGCGTCCATGGGAACATGAACATATACCAAAACTACAACACGTTATTCAATCTTACGACACTGCATTCAGTGCAAAAGAAACTGCTGACTATTCTGCTATAACAACTTGGGGAGTTTTCTTTCCACAAGAAGATGGTAAACCTGCAATGATTTTACTTGATGCCCTTAAAGGTAAATTTGATTTTCCTGAACTTAAAGCAGTTGCTATGGATCAATTTAAATATTGGGAACCTGAGAGTGTAATAATCGAGGCTAAAGCTACAGGGGAACCACTGATGCAAGAGTTTAGAAGAATGGGTATACCTGTCATTCCATTCGTGCCATCAAGGGGAAAAGATAAGCATTCTAGAGTAAATGCTTGTGCTCCTGTTTTTGAAGGGGGTCAGATTTATTTTCCTCCAGATGAAAAATTTGCTGAAGAAGTAATTGAAGAATGTGCTGCATTTCCTCACGGAGCAAATGACGACTATGTCGACAGCACCACACAAGCCGTGTTAAGATACCGTCAGGGTAACTTCATAGAAATGGTAAGTGACTATGAAGAAGAATTATATAAAGTTCCAAAGGAGTACAAATATTATGGGTAAAGTAACATTAAAAGAAGTTTATGAACACGCACAAAAAGAAAAAGGCGAAGACAGAATTACAAAAGATGATATTAAAGCATCAAAAAAGTTTCTTGGTTATAAAGAATCAGTGCCTCAAATAAAAGATTACATGTCAAAAGGTGGTAATGCAGCCAAACCTGTCAAAGCAGTTTTAGGTGTTCTCGCATTAGGTGCAGCAGGAGCTATAGGTGCTAAAAAATTAATGAAGAAAAAATCAAGCGCAGTTTCATCTGATGATGTAAAATATACATTAAAAGACAAAAACATGGTAACTGATCTTTATCAAAAAGCTACAAAACAAGAAACTGCAAAGATGAATGTTGGTGGTGAAGTCGAGGTTATGAAGGGTGGAGATTATATTAAAGATCTTATTGACTAATGGCTGGTTTAAAAGAACTCATTGATATGGAATCAATCGAGGATCAACCAACCTCGTCAGTTCCAAAAAACAAATCAGATTATACAGAACCTTATGATCCTAGCATGGCTAGAGGTTTAGCTGGGATTGCGGTCGCTGGTGCGGGAGCCTTTGCTCTAAGGAACCCTATCGGAAGAGTCTTACAAAAAATTGCAAGCATCAAATTACCCAAGGCTCCCGCTTCACGAACCAGTGCTAAAGATCAAGTAGAAGAAGTTTTAGAAATAGCTCCTACTAAAATGGAAAGAGGTAAAGCTCTTACCGTTGCACAAACTAAACCTCAAGATGAAATAAGACAGATTGCAATTGCAAGATCAAACGAATTAAAAAAGATTGCTTACAATAATCCATTATCAAGAGGTGGTAAAACAAATAGAATAGGATCATCACTTTGGGATTATATTGCACGACACCCAATAGCAGGAGCAAGAAAAGCAGAGGAATGGATAAAAGATTTTAAATCTACAGGTCCAGGTGCTTTTAAGACAGGTAATCCAAATTTTAAAAACATAAACCAAGCCGTAAAAAAGGATGAGTTATGGGACTCTAATTTAGTTCAGTTTGATAAAGATGGTAAAGTCATAGGTGGTTTTTTAAAAGTAGCTGCAGAGAAAAAGATACCTCTTACAAAAATGGATTTACTTTACATTGTGGAGAAAGCTCCTGTAAATAATTTAAAGGTAAGAAAACTTACTACTGATACTAAGATAGTTGATGAAGCAGAAGATGTTGCAAGTGAAGCTATAAATCATATAAATAAAATTAGAGATAAGGCAGTCCAAATGTCTGCTAATCTGCCAGCAAATGAATCTGAAAAGTTTGCCGAGTTAGTTACGTTAGGTAATGGTGTTGCAAAAAATTTGAGAAGAAAAACAGGTCGTTTACATAATCATTACAGAAGCGCAGAAACGTCAGACTACGATAGCTTCGATAGTACTAATGTATTTGGACAAGATGTTGATGATTTAAAAGCTTTGTTTGATAGAGCTAGAAACGCAGGTGTCACTACAGGTGATGACACTTTGGCCTTCTTAGATAAATTTAAAAGAGTTGATACTGATCTAGGTAGAAGATTACAACTTATGAAAACTCAACAGATGTTACCTAAGTATGGAAACTATGATGAGTATAGAGTTAAAGGTGGTCAAAAATATTTTGAACACGTTGTGTACTATCCTAAACCATTACCAATGGGTCAAAGATTAAGTAGTAATTATCAGAAACATTACACATCAGATATGGGTGCAACAAAATCAATTCCAAATCAGATATATCACATGCGTGGTTCAATAAGAACAGGTGGTACAAATCAAAATCAAAAAGTTATGATGATTGATGAAATACAATCAGATTATCACCAAGCACTTAGAAAAACAGATCCTAAAAGAGCAACAGTAATAAATGCATTCGGAAGTGAAATAGAATTTTTTTCAGCCAATAGAAAACTAGAAAAAATTATAAGTGAGATGAAAGACATATCAAACAAAGGTATTAGAGCTACACCAGAAGATATGCAAAGGTTTAACAAATTAAATAGTGACTTTAAAGAACTTAGAGCTAACTCTATGAACTTATCAAATATTACTTCTCAAAAAGCAAATGAAGGAATTCCTTTCTTACCATTGTATGGTAAAGAAAACTATGGCTCACATGCAATCAAAAATGCTATTAAGACTGCAGCGGATGAAGGAGTTGATTGGGTGGCCATTGCTCCTGTCGAACAATTACATCATGCAAAAAGAACCAAGTATCTTGGTGACATAGAATTTTATGGGAATAGATTTGGAACAGCTGGATTTAAAAATTATGGTGGACGACAAGGGGTGGTAAGAAAAAATGCAAATGATTCAGAGGTTCCAATAGAAGGAAATACAGATCCAAAAAAAATGGCAACGTTACCTAATGCTATGAAAAAACTAGCTGCACAATATGGGTCTGAAGTAAAAACAATACCGATAGCTAAATCTGATCCTAGCAAACCTTTTAAGGTAGTAGCAAAAGTAGAAAACACAAAAAAAGTTTATGGCTTAAATCCAGATACAGCAGGAACACAACACATAGGTGCTTTTAAAACGCTAGAAGAAGCAGAAGATTACAAAAGCAGATATGGTGGTACAGTAGTTAAAATGTTTGATGGAGATGTCAGATTATACTTTGATGCTTTCGCTATAAAGGTAAGCCCAGAGATGAAAACTAAGCCTTTCAAGGCATATCAGACTGGTGGGCTAGTAGTAAATATATTTGCGTGATATTATAAATCTGTTATAACAAAAAGGAGATATATATCATGGCAAGTAAAAAGTTAAAAAAAGCTCTTATCGCTGGACTTGGGGCTGCCGCTCTTTCAAAAATAGGACAAGCAAAGCAGATGAAAACATTCCTAGCTGAAGAAGGTGGCGATAGAGCAAAAGTAAACTACATAACAAAAAAAGCAAAACCTATTAAAAAAACTTTTATGGGTAATGTTAAAGATGCGACTAAAAAAGTTATTAAAGAGAACATCAATTTAGGTCGTGGACCTGGCATTAAGCCAACTGATACTTTAGCGGGTGACTACGGTGATGCATTTTCAGATGTGATGGGAATACAAAAAGGTGCTAAAGCTGGTAAAATGATTAAAGCTAGAGGTGGAAAGTTAGTTAATTTAAAACCGACAAAATTATACTAGTTTTATGGCTGAAGTAGATAAAACAAATGAGCTTCCTGAAGAAGAAGTTGAAGAGAGTGAAGTTGATATAGAGATTGAGGGTGAGGAACAAGTTCCTGAAGAACAACAACCCGAAGAGGATTTTTATAGAAATTTAGCTGAGGAGATGGACGATCGTGTTCTTGGTCGTATGTCGTCACAACTTATTTCTGATTATAAAAGGGATAAAGTTTCAAGAGGGGATTGGGAACAAGCTTACACACAAGGTTTAGACTTACTTGGTTTCAAGTATGTAAATAATACAAGACCGTTTCAGGGTGCAAGTGGTGTTACCCATCCGCTCTTATCAGAAGCTGTAACACAATTTCAAGCACAAGCTTACAAAGAATTATTACCGAGTGATGGTCCTGTAAGAACATCTATTATTGGAGCTGATACCCCCGAAGTGACTCAACAAGCTGAAAGAGTTCAAAATTTTATGAACTATATGTTAATGGAAGAAATGGAAGAATACACACCAGATACAGATCAATTATTATTTTATTTACCATTAGCAGGATCTGCTTTTAAAAAAATTTATTACGATGAAATAAAACAAAGAGCTGTAGCTAAATTTGTTCCTGCAGAAGATTTAATCGTTCCATATTATGCAACAGATTTAAAAGATTGTGAAAGAATTACACATCTTGTAAAAATGTCTGAGAATGATGTTCTTAAACAACAGAAAGCAGGATTTTATCTAGATGTAGAATTAACACCTAAGCAACCAGAAAAAAGTCCAATACAAGATAAATTAAATGAACTTGAAGGTGTAAAACCTGCTGGAGAAAAAGAATATCAATATAATATTCTAGAGATGCATGTTGATTGTAATTTAGATGAGTTTGAAGCAGAGACTTCAGAAAAAAAAGTTAAAAAACCGTATATAGTTTCTATTGATGAGGGTTCAGGAAAAATTTTATCTATTTATAGAAACTATAATCAAGACGATGACACAGAATCTAGAAAAGAATATTTTGTTCATTACAAGTTTTTACCTGGTTTAGGTTTTTATGGTTTTGGTTTAATACATATGATTGGTGGATTATCAAGATCTGCTACTCAAGCATTAAGACAATTACTAGATGCAGGTACTTTAGCAAACTTACCTGCTGGATTTAAGTCCAGAGGTATAAGAATTAGAGATGATGATCAACCTTTTCAACCCGGAGAGTTCAGAGATGTTGATGCACCGGGCGGAAATATCAAAGATCAGTTCCAAATTCTACCTTTTAAAGAGCCAAGTGGAACTTTATTTCAACTTTTAGGCTTTGTTGTACAAGCAGGGCAGCGTTTTGCATCAATTGCAGACATGCAAATGGGTGAAGATGCACAAAATAGAGCTGTTGGAACTACAATTGCTCTCTTGGAGCGTGGTTCAAGGGTCATGAGTGCTATTCACAAGCGTTGTTACTACGCAATGAGACAAGAATTTAGACTTTTAGCAAAAGTTTTTGCTGATTATCTACCTCCTGTGTACCCATATGCTGTTACAAACGCAGACCCAAATATCTTCTCAATGTCACAAAGAGTGACTTTAGCAAACGAAAATTTGAAGATTGCAGCATCAAATCCACAAATGCACAACTTAAGAGAGGCTTACAGACGAGTTTATGAAGCTTTAGGTACAAAAAACATTGATGCAATATTAAAACCTACACCACCTGTAGTTCCAGAAGACCCAGCAACTGAAAATGCTAAGGCATTACAGATGCAAATGTTAAAAGCGTTCCCTGAACAGGATCATCAAGCACATATTATGGCTCACAGAGCATTTATGGCTACAAGAATGGTTCAAATCAATCCAATGGTTTACGCTTTAATGCAAGGACACATATCTGATCATATTGCATTACAAGCTCATGGTGAAATTGGTGATATGGTTGAAAACACACCTGAGTTAGCACAACAAGCACAGACTGATCCTAAAGGATTTAAGATTCTATTTGATAGTATGGTAGCAAAAAGAGTTGCAGAGATAACAATGCAGCTTGCACAAGAGGAATCAATGACACAAAAAGGAGATCCGTTAGTTCAATTAAAACAAAGAGAACTTGATTTAAGAGCTATGGATTTACAAAGAAAAGCTCAAGAAACTATAGCTGATCAAGAAAGAAAATCAATGGAGTTTGAAGAAAGACTAGACTTTGATAAAATGAAACTTGAATCTGGAGAAGATCAAGCAGGTGAAAGAATTAGAATTGCAGAAGAGAAAATTAATTTAGCGAAAGAAAAACAAGATGGTAACAAAAAAAGGTAAAATTAGAAAATTAAGAGGCGGAGGAATGGATGCATCCAAAGCTGATTTCGGAGTCTCAAGTGGTAACGCAGGTAAAAAGGGCTCTGATCATTCACATTCAAGGTTTGAAGTTGGTTCTGGATACTATGGAGAAAAGGTAACTAATACTGGTGGAGGCGGTGCAGGCACTACAAAAGTAAATATGCCACCAGCAACAAATACGACAACACCTAAAGATACAAATGTAAGAATAAATCCTGTTACAGTAGGATTAAACATTGCTGGAAGTTTGTTTGGAAAAATTCCAGGTGTAGGTTATGCTTTTGAATTAGGAAAAAAAGTTCAAAAAGCAACAAGAACGCAAACTGCAAAAGGTGAAACTCTTTTTGGAAATCCAAAAAAAGGTAATCCAGGAATGCCAATTACTAGAGATTATTATAGAGCGACAGGAAAACCTTTAGATGTCATGAGTAAAGCAGGTACAAAGTACATGAAGGAAGCTGGTTTTTTAAAAAACAAAGGTTATGTAAATAATACTGAAAACTCTAAAGGAGTACAATTATGTCCTGATGGAAGTTACCCTCCTTGTAAAACACCTGTTACGCAAATTAAAAAACCTGTTTCGAAACCAAATACTTTTTTATCTGGTTTTCAAGCTTATGACGATGGTGGCGAAGTTGTGATATCATCTAATGTAGATAAAAGTTTATTATGATAGGTTTATTTTTTACAGGAATGTTTTTGTCTGTAATTGTTTTATATATTTTATTAAAGGTAAGAGAGTATGACAATAGGTAAAAAATCAGGTCCACCACCAAAGAAGGGGCCTAACTCAAATATACCACCAATTAAATTTGGTTCAGGTGGAATGAAATGTCCACATAGAGATACAACGGATAAAAATACTTACCCTGGAAATAATGGCATACAGGTTAAAGGATTTAAATTTATAGGAGTAAGATAATGCTAAGGTGGATAATTAATTTAGTAAAAACTTTACTGTTTAAGGAAAAAGTTTACAAATCAAAAACAATCAAATTAGATCCTTGTTGGAAACATGAATTTTTCAAAAAGGGTTGCCCAACATGTAGGAGTCTTAATGCCCAGTAGATATCAACAATTATTACAATTGCTTGAAGAAGCAAAAGAAAAAGGTGATACTGACAAAGTAAAAGAAATAGAAAGCGATTTGTTCAAAGAAAAAAGAGCAAAAGGCGGAGAAATAGAAGAATCAGAAGTTGTATTAGTTAAAGGTGGCGGATATACTAGCGATCTTTTATAAATGTTTCAATTTCTATCAAGTAAAGAAAAATTAATTTTTTTAGCAGGTATATTTGAGGGCGAAGGAACCTTTGGTTATTTTAAAAGTGGAAAATATCGAGACGGCAAAATAAGAAGAAAGATAGAAGTTTCAGTAGAGATGACAGATAGAGATGTTGTGGATTTATTTCATAATTTCTTTAATTTTGGCAATGTTTACACAAGAACATTCGATAATCATTTTAAAACAAGCTATAGATGGAAGGCAGTTGGGCTAGAGGGTTTAAAAATTTTGCATTTAATGATACCTTATTTATGTAAACGAAGACAGGAACAATATTATGGCATGGTTCAACTTATTAGGGATGGCAGCAAAGACGGCAACGCATATCTACTCAAACCGTCAAAAGACAAAACAAGCAATGTCGGATGCTCAACTGATGCACGCACAAAAGATGGCAGCAGGGGAAGAAGCTTATCAAGGCAAACTTCTTGAGGCCCGACAATCAGACTACAAGGACGAATTTATTTTGATAATTCTCTCTGCGCCCGTTTTGGTGCTGGCTTGGGCAGTCCTGAGTGATGATCCTAGTTCTATGGATAAGGTAAAACTTTTCTTCGAATATTTCTCGCAGCTTCCGAGCTGGTTTACAAATCTCTGGATCCTCGTCGTGGCGAGTGTTTATGGTATAAAGGGCACTCAGATTTTCAAAGGTAAGAAGTAGTTGATTTAAACAAAAGATTAGTTATAAGTAATTCATGATAAGTGGAGATAGCTATGAATATGAATTACTTGAAAGATGGACTAAAGGATTTGATTGCCAAGGTTATAAATCATGTGAGATCGGAGTTAATAAGGGATATGGGTCTAAAGTTATTATGGATAATCTCATCAATAATTATATTCATGTGGGTGTTGATCCATACGGTGACTTAGAATATCAACATTTTGACAAACAAAAAAATTATCAATGGAATGGCTATGAAAGAGGTGTAGCTCCTACCTATTCTGATGAAATTAGAGATCAAATGTTAAATGATCTAAAACCATATAGAAATCAAGGTAAGTTTACTTTGTGTAATATGACTGATATAGATTTTATGACTATATCAAAGCATAAAGATTCTAAATTTGGATTTGTTTTTTTTGATGGGCCACACATGACTAAGGATGTAATTACTGAAGCTGTTTGGTTTGCACAAAGGACAGCACCCATTACAAGATTTGTTTTCGATGATTATCCATTATATGATATGAATCTTATAGCTAATATTATGAAATATTATGGTTTTAAAGGATTAGAAAAAGGCAAAAATAAAATTTGTTTGGAGAAAAATGAATCTTGATTTAGATACTCTTCAATCAGTAAAACATTACATAAAAAAACAGGTAGACCAAGTCAAGGAGGATTTGGTGTACCATGTAGACACAATCGATAAACTCCAGTATTCTAGAGGGAAACTCAATGCTCT